GGCATCTTGAAGATGTCCTTAGGCTTCTTGTCGTAATCCTTTTAGCTTACCTTAATAGGCGAGTTAAAAGGAGAAAAGGCAAGAAGTCCAAGTGTTGATACCGATACTGTGTTAGATTTGGATATCCGGGTCTAACCAGTTCAAAACTGGGATGGCTCGGCTTGGATGGATAAACCCATAGTATGCATGCTATAGAGCACACATATGTTAGCCTGCTAGCGGATGTGGCTAACCTCACAGGATTCTCTGAAATACGAGGGTCTTATGAGGGACTGCAATGGTGCGTTTATGACGCTCCTTCGCTAGAAAAGCAAGTCCTGGAGGCCATCGAGGCCAACAGTGATGTTTGTCTCGATAGGTTTCCTGAACCGCTGAGGAGACTCGCAGCTGGGTCCATTAAGGATCCAGTATTACTGCGATATCTTCGGCAGCTTTTGCTGTTCTGCTATAAAGCCTCAGTTACACATGAAATCGCCAAAACCAACACTGCATTCGGGAATTTTCTCGAATGCAATCACCATGTCATGCTTTATGGGAACTCCCTCGCAAGAAGGAGTCCTCCATTGCTTGATCTGGCGCGAAGACATACACAGAGCGTACTGTTTCGTTGCCAATGGGACGGGGATTTATTCCCCGTATCTCATGGGCCTGGAGCAGTCACTACACGTAAAGATACATGGACTCGATGGTATTCCACTATCGAATCTGTGTTTCCTTACTCGGATTATATGTTCCTGTCAAATAACAGGGATCACATGGCCGAGCTCGTGGAGCTATGTGAGGAACACATTGAGGCGAAAGTCATTGCTGTCCCTAAAGACAGCCGTGGCCCACGCCTCATTTGTGTCCACCCAGCTGAGTCCATCTGGATTCAGCAGGGATGCCGTCGCATTCTGGAGCGAGCTATCTCGCTCCATAGATCATCGTACGGGCCGTGGCCGAAAGGACACGTTCATTTCGATGATCAGCAGGTGAACGGTAGGATCGCACTCCTCTCATCTAAGTCGCGGCGTTACGCCACGATAGACATGAAGGAAGCGTCCGACCGGATTTCCGATGTTCTTGTACAATGCCTATTTGGGCGTTACTACAAGCACTTCGGATGCTGCCGTGCTCAGAAATTTGTGATTCCGCGTCTTGGGAACTTTAAGAACCTAAGAGGCGACATCGCATGCTACGCTCCAATGGGGAACGCAACAACGTTTCCTGTGCAAAGCTTGGTTTTCTGGGCAATATGTGTAGCTTCATTGCAGCGCCAAGGGTTTCATCAACCCGGTGCTGTCTTTGTGTTCGGTGATGACATCATTATACCTTCCGAATGTGCCGAGCGCGTCATTGACGATCTCGAAACGTTTGGATTGCTTTGTAACCGCTCAAAAAGCTTTTACAAAGGAGCCTTCCGCGAGTCGTGTGGTGTCGATGCCTTTAACGGCATCGATGTCACTCCAGTTCGTTGGAAGACTACACTTGATGCTGAACACGCTACTGGGATGCAGTCTCTTAGTGATATCGCAATGCGTTTACGCCTTGCGGGTTACACGGAGGCTGCCCGGACTAGTTACGCTATATTGAGAGCTCGGTTGGCTGTCATGGGCAAGCGTTTGTATATTACAAACAATATTGACCATGGTGGTATAGCCGAGTTCACGCAAATGGATTCACTAGCTTTTGCTGACTCCTATTGGAGTAAGCGGTGGCAGTGGTTCCATACGCCAGTGTGGCGCCTCGAGACCATAGGGCCTAAGCCCATTGGTTGTCATTGGAATGACGTTCTCGAGTCAGTATGTTCGTTAGAACGTACGGGATCCGGGCGCGTTCCAGACAGGTCGCTTTCGCGGGCGACGAGGCTGAACCGCGGAT